CATCAATAGCTTCTGAAATGTAACCTCTTTTCCAAAACGTATGTTCCTCAAAATGGTCAAGACATTTCTTAGCCATAAACGTAGTAGCACCTTTATCTGTAAGATAAGCTAATTGGTCAGCAGCAAGAGTTACCGTAACATTCGGAAATAAGTTAATTGTATTTGCAGCTTGACTACCACGTTTATATGAGAAACCTTTACGACGGGCTTTAGCCTTAGTAAGATGAAACTTATTATTAGCAATAAACTCATCTATTTTGAAGTTCCAATAGTCACCATCCCAATAACGAGGAAAACCCATAACAGTCTCAACGTGTTCAGCACCTTCACGTTTAAGTCTTGCACGTTCTTTATCATTAGGTGTACGTTCAATACGACCATAATTAAGATAAGTATAATGCGCACCGGTTATACGTAAAGGTTGAAGTAAACTTTCACGTTCCTCATCAGTAGTATTAGCATCAAAGAACTTAGGAATATCTTTATAATAAAGTTTAGCTTTAATAAAAACACCTTTCTTACGGCGAGATGTTTCTCTTTGCCAAAATGATTCATAAGCCGGAGTACTAGGGTCATAATCACAATACGTACCATATTCATCAAAAGTATCAGCAGCTTTAGAAAGTCTTTCTATATTAATAACAATGAAATCAATATTCATAAGAATACCACCAGAGTTACCAATAAGAAAATCATTATCCGGATCATATAAAGGCTTATTAGTAATATAACTAATACCCTCGGATGCTTTCGGATATTTACTTTTATCTTCACAGAGATAATCTATAAAAGGAATATCTCCACGTTTATAGCCCCACTTATTCTCAGGAGCAGCATTGATACCATCACAACTATTTTTCCAATAAGCATGAATAAACATAAAGTTATCAATAGCATCTTGTGAAAACTCATATTTACTATTCATAGCTTAATCAATCATATCTATTCCACCACCAACACCATTATCTATATTGTTATGCACATCCATTGAAGCAGCAAGTTCTTTACCGCCACGAACAATAGTTTTCTTGAGTTTAGATTTAACGTAATTATCTTCTGCTTCTTTAAGTTCTGCAATAAGTTTAGGTAAGTCTTTACCCATCTTCGTAATCTCACGCATATAACCGAGCATACCACCGATCTCTTCTTTAGTAAAAGAGTCTTTCTTTAGGTCATTACGAAGATTCTTATTCATAACAGCCATAAGATCTTTACCAGCTTGAAGAGCATTAACAGTTTCAAAGAACATCTGTCCGACATAATTGATATTATGCTCAACAAGCCAATTGATAGCTTCAATCATATCTTTGGTTGGTCTAAAGTCTGAATTAAGTTGAGCAACTTCAATAGCATAATCAAAAGCCTTTTGATCTTTTAAACCATTACGATGAATATATCCGTCTTCATCAGCATAACAATCAATAAACTTAAATATTTTATACATAAGCTCTCTATCATTATGCCAATCATTATATATCTTAGCAAGAACAGGAACTTTAAGAATCTGCTCTATATTAAGAATAATTTTAGAACCTTCAACTAACCATACATGTAATGCCATAATCAATAATTTTATCTGTTTTATTACGAGCAACAAAAAAGCCCGTACCAACTTAATGATACGGGCAAATATAAGAATTACTTCTTAAATACAAAACATAAGAATGACAAAATAAAATCTTTATAATAACTATTACTTTACCATATATTATTAGTAATCAAATTAATAGTTTTAGTTATTTCTCTTGATACAATAATATCTTCTTCTTAATCATCAGCATCATTATAAGCATCACAGCCAACACTTAATATTTTATTTCCGATGCCTTCATCAGGAGTAACAGTTACAAATGATTTTTTTTCATAATTAATTTTATGGATTAATAATACAATCACAAATACAAATTGTAGGATCTAAAGTAGAACTCTTCATTGTAACAATAATTTCTCCTCCCAAAGATCTAATATCATTAATCATAGCTTTAACTAAATTATAATTATAAGGATTCTGATATACCAGTTGACAACCGGTAAAACCTTCATTAACAAAAGTACTTCCATCAGACGTATAAGTAAACGTTCTAGGAGAATTACCAACTACTGTTATTTCAATAGTATCAATAAACCAACCTTTAGCTATAACAACTTCCGGTCTAAATGCACCTAAATTAAAAACACCAAAATAAGTATAATTAGATGGGATTAATGCAGTCTTAGGATAATTAAATACAGCTTTTAAAGTTTTAGAAGATTCAGTATATCTTTTTTCAAAATCCATTCCACAAATAGTACCATCAATAATAAATCCTAAATCAATAATAGGATATAATACACCTGATTGAAAAATATCTATAGTTTTAGATATCCCCTCCCCAGCAACATTTAGAACTTCTGTTCTTTTCATAGATAAAGTCGTTTTATCACAAACAATATTTAATACATTATCATTTTGCCCCGAATCAGGACTTACAGTAATAAAAGATTTTTTCCATATAATATTAAATTACATTAATCCTTATAGCTAAATCTTCTTGTGTGCCAGTTGTTTTAATAAATATAGATATTCCTATACCTCCAGTAGAAGAAGCATCATGCGCAGAATTTATCTTTGCAACAATTTCATTAATCTTAGCAGGAGTTATATCTATAATAGATAATACTGTACCTTTACTTTCAGAATTAGGAACAACCTTTGTAGTAAATCCATTTAAATCTATATTATTTAAAGTCTGGCCTATAGAAGTAAGCACTATAGAACTAATCACAGGATCATTAAATTCAACTTGTAAGCTAGATACATTTTTAATAATAAATTGATTCATTGGGCCTAATATAAAATCAGTAAATTTTACATTAAACATCAAATATGTAACACCATCATTACGAATTAATTTATAAGGTTCTTGTATATTGGCATTAGAAAATATATATCCACAATCAATATAAATATAAGGATTAGGATTTTGTTCTATTGATACAGATTTAGTAATACCCCCCCCCTCAACCTTAAATGTAGTATATCTACTAACATAATTTTCATTTCTATTAGCATTAACAGATAAAGTCCCATTATTTTGACCTGTATCTGGAGTAACTGTTATAAAAGCTTTATTCATAATTATATGTTAATTTTTAATTTTTGAAAATTGTCTCATAAATTCACAAATTTGAGTAGCATAAGCATCTACAACATATTCAATATCATTCGCATAATCTTCATTAACTTGAACGAATAAACAGTGAACATACTCATGCCAAAACGTTTGAGTTCTTATAGAACTAGGAATATCTTTACTTCTATCTCTAAGGATAATATAGATTAAACCAAGAACGTGATCAGAAACTCCATATTGTATTCCTTGAGTAGATTGATAAGAAACCTCAGTCATATTATAGACTCTATAGATAACTGAACCAACCTTAAAACTCTTAGGATAATCAGTATTATATTCCCAATCAAAAGTAGAATCATCCCACCAATGAGTAAATAAGAAACTCAAATGAGCCATTGCAATATCATCAAGATGAGCTTTTTTGCCATTTGGAAATTCAGCATTTAAATTAAGCTCATAAGCAACAATAATAAAGAATGCTCTAACAAGTTCTCTAAGAGATGCAGTTGAATCTAAAGCATCATTGATTTATATGATACGTTTATCAAAATCAATTTCAGTAGTTTTGACATTAGCGTGTTTAGCTATATAATCAAAAGAACCAATCTTAAAACTGACAGATGTTACTTTCTCATTTAAATCAGTAGGAAGAAAAGGATTAAGAAAAACTGTTTTCATATTAGAATCAATAAAGTTAAAAACATAACATTAAGACCAATAGAAACACCACCGATCTTAGCCCACTTAGCAGAACGACGCATATACTTCTTAAGATCTTTAATCATATCTTTATTACTCTTTTCTAATTCAACAATAGATTGCTTATAAACGTTCGCTTGATTCATAAGAGTATAAAGAGTATGTTTCAAACCATCAATAAGAGTATCTTGCTTAACAATAATGCTCTTTAAAGATTTACATAAAGCTGCATCATATTCGCCTTGTTTAAGAAGAATTGCAATTTTACGATTATCTTCAAGAGTATATGTAATAACAGTATCTTTAAAGACTTTCAATTCTCTGCCGTATATATCGAGCGATACTATCATCAGAAACAACATAAACATCAGAGAAGTTCTTAATATCTGTTTCATATTTAATTATAGTTTTATTTGTATTAGCTTTGAGACTATCTATAAGACGTTCTTGTTTTATAGCGTAATTCTCCAAAGCAGAAATAACCCTACCAAGAGAATCCAAAGTATGATAAGGAATATCAGTTGTCGGTATTCGTTCTTCTTCATTACATTGAATAATATTAGTAAGACATAGAGCTAAAAAAAGGAGTGCTATCAGCACCCCTTTAAAATCTATTTTCATAATTTGAACTCTTTAATATTAGTAAGAGTATAAGTAAAAGAATTACCATATAAATCTTTAGCCTTATTTACCAATGGCATAAATTTATCTTCAAAATCTCTAACAGATTCAAAAACTTGACAACCGGCAGAATAAAGACCGATAGTACGAATAATTTTCCACTTAGAAGCACGATGTATATTAATACCAGCCATCTCGTAACTAATACGACCAGACAAATCAAGTTTATTATCTCGATTATTGTCACGATAAAGTGGAAGAGGTTTAACTTGAACAAGCGCAGGATAATCACCTTTATGCTTTCCAACTTTAAATGCACCTCTGAATTGACCTTCTTTCAGAATAGCACAACCTTTAGAATTTATAGGTTTAATCAGATTCAAATCAGAAGGATCAGTAGTTATTGAAAACCAATCATAAGTCCATTTACCATTCATCTTAGGATTAGCATCATTAGCTTTGTAGAATACAAGAAGAAGATCATTAAATGTACCTGTATCAACAGTGTTACATCTAATACCCCAAATGTTCAGATTGTAGTTACCTTTATCAAAGATAGCAAAATCATGAACTTTAGCAATCTTACGAAGAACGTCAATATTAGTCTTAGCTATAACGTCATCATAAGTAATTAAAGCATTCGTTAATTCACTCATAGTTTACTTGATATTATAATTAAACAAATTGGTATTTGCTTTACGTTCTTTATTTAATTGAGCAAGTCTATAATCACAAATGGCTTTAACCTCAGCTTTAAGGTATTTAATATCAACAAAAGTAACAACCTCTTCATGTGGCATATCATCCGGAATCAAAGGATTCTCAATAGTTCTAATATGACAAAGCATATTACCAAGACATTTAAACCCCCATTGTTCAATCAGATAATCATACATACTTAATTGAAGAGAATAATGAATACCAGTAGAATCCTGTAAATGATTTATAGGAAACAACATAGTTTCATTAGTAACAATGTACTTATCTAAGTCAATAGTACCATCTGCTTTCTTAGCCCAATATCCACCTTCAAATCGAATAGGTGCTTTATTAGTTTTCCAATCAAGAATAAAGAACTCATCGCCTTTAACGAATAAAATATCAACAAGACCTGAAATCAAATACTCTGGATGATAAACACCAATCTCAGCATAGATCTCAAATCCCATAGAAGTCATATCCTTAATAAACTCGTAAATTTGAGGATACCTATCAGCAATACCAACAACTCGAAAATAATCGAGATCAAGTCTGCCATAACTATGAGTTCTTATAATATCATCTACCGTATAAATACGACCATCAATAAAACCATTCGCATTTAAATAGTAGTTGTTACATCTTTTCACGCATTGTTCTAGGAAATTATGTTTTTCAGTTCCCTTAGCACAAGCCTTTTCAGTTTCAATCTTCCATTCAGCAAGAATCTGTTTAACAGTCTTACCTCTATATCGAATATATTTACTATAATTTCTATGAGTAGGAGGAACAGGACGACTACCAATATTAGCACAAGCTTCAGCAATAGCTTTCCAATCCTTTTGTTCTACAAACTTACCAATAATAGTAGTAGTAGATATATACTCTCTATCAAGAGCATCAGTATATTTATGCTTTTCCTCGTCGAAGAAGATCGGCAAGTCTCTGGGTATAATCTGCGTCATAAGCTGCTTTATCAGTAAGTTTAAGGAATAGCTTCTTTCGTAATCGTTCATAGAACGCTTTGTGACGTTCTTTCATATATTCATGTGGTAAAGAAGTCATCTTATTAAAATCAAAACCACATTCAGCATAAATATCGTAAGTTTCAGGATGAATCCAATGTTTACCAAAGGAAGGTATTTCAATCTCTCTATCCACACGTTGCATTGCAGTAAGAATAGACATCCACTGACTATCTGCAATATCATTTAGAAAACGTTCAAAATCTTCTTTATTACGAATAAACGTAAGGAAGTCTCTACACCAAATCTGTTCGGGAGTATAACGTTCAATAAAATGACGACCTTTTTTGGTCTTATAATACATCTTAGTAGGTTCCTTTCTTTTACGATCTACAACTGCAACCATTTTTTCATAAAGTCTCGTGACTTGAAGAGGAAATAACCTAGCACCTTTAGCCATAACAGAATTGGATTAATAAATCACACCACCAATTTGATTAAGAGAAATAAGATTACATTCCCAAAATTCAACTTTACCGTCTTCACCAACAACAAGCTTACTACGATCTTTAAGACCCGGACGATTCTCAATAAGTTTAAAGTTATTATCACCACCAAGAACATCAATAAGCTTTTTGTCAAGATTTTTAATCTTATGACTT